ACCAACCTTAATAGATGTAGCGTTAGCGTTATCCTTTGTAAACTTGAGCGCCAAAAAGTAGCCCTCGCCCCAGTCTGTAACGAGTTGACCGCTAGTCAATTTGTGGAGCGTTCCAGTAATAGCGCCGTTAGCGATAGTAACGCCAGTTTGCATAGCGCTAACCTTAGTGCCCCAATATTCTTTTGAGGCCGTCGGGCTTGCGGGTGTTACGTTTGAGCTACCGAAAACCGCGCCGCCGGATATTTTGTCTAAAATCTCGTCTACGGTATCGTTAGCGCCAATGTCGGTAACGTTGTAAGCAACTTTAGCGTAAGTCTTGAGACTTTTTACTACTGTCATTATTTTAACCTCCTGTTAGATTTTTATATTTGAATAGGTTTTGCAAAGCAAATAGTTTTATGGTAGTAGCCCGTTTCTACGTCGTAAAGGTCGGGGCCGTCTCGGTTCGGTTGCCAAGTCCAGCTATTAGCCTTTAATAGATCCTTGACCGCTTGCGCTATTTGATACAAGTTAGGCGTAGTGTTAGCCTTAACGTATATATCAAAGTCGTAAACCGCTACAACGCCTTGTATCTCGTCGTCCCCGCTATAAGAGTTCATAGAGTCAACTTGAGAATAAACAATATATTGCGCGGCGTGCTTATCATAGAATAAATAGGCGAGTTCTACCGCCTTATTGTCTACCGTAAAGCCGTTAAATAATTGCTCTATCTCGGCGTTAAATAACATCTCTTTTACTCCTTTTACCTAAATAATTTACCCCAGTTTTTAGCGTAAGTATTAGTTTTTTCTTTTAAATACTCCTCTTGCTTTTTTAACATAGCTTTTTCAATTTGTTGCTTGTTAAAGCAAGCTCTAAAAAAGGGTTTTTTAGGGTACGGGGCGCCCGAGCGTCCATACTCAAAAAGGTTAGCAACTAGGGGCGCGGGTGTAACTTTGCCTCTACTGTTTACAAAGTAGCCCGTTATCATAACTTGTTTGTTTATACCGTCGTCCGACGGGGTTTTATAAACCTTAGATACTTTAACGTTGTTTTTTGCTACTTTAGCAAACTCTTTAGGCATTTTGGCGTCCAAGTTAGCTTTTACAACGTCGGCCCCAGCCGCTACCATATCCGCTAACATTTGCTCGGTGTTAAGCTCTAAAGCCGTAAACATCTTAATAAGATCGTCCGGCATACCGCCCACAAAAGCCGCCACTTTTAGCCCTCCTTAGTGTGTTACCTCTTTAGCTTGTATTTCAAGTTCTACGTTAGCCTCGTCTATGTTATTTAAGTATAGTATCTCGTAACGCTTGCCCCTAAATATAATAACGTCGTCTCTAGTTATTACGGTTTGGGGGTATCTAATCGTAAAATTAGTAGTAGCTTTTTCAAAGTCGGAGCCGTTAGCTATCAGGGTAAAGCCCTTAGTAGTCTTTACTTTAGCAAACGGGCGTAAAATAACTACGTCGGACTCCTCTTTAAAGCCTAAATCGTCCTTAGTAGTAGTCGCTCTTACTATCTCAATTCGTTTATTAAATTGTCCCGCGTTCTTTACTATGTTCATAACAAATTGACCGAGTGTAAACCTAAGATAGCCTCTACAACCCTATTGACGTTAGCGTTATCTACATACATAGAGCGGTTATCGTACATATCTTGGCAAAGAACGTAAACCGCAATAGTAATATCTAACGCCTCGTCTACTTGCGCGGGTGTTAAGCCCGTATACTTATAAACAAATGCTTTACTAGCCTCTAAGATAGTACCGATATATGTACTATCTTCGGGCGTAACTTCGGGGAGTCGGAGGTAGTCGGCTATATCAGTAGTAGTTAGTTGGCTAACAGTTTTAGACATAACTTTTATACCTCCTTTTTAGTCCGTGTCTTGCGCTCCGTCTTAGGCTTGTCGCCAAGATCCTCAACAAAGCCGCCCTCAATAAGCGCTTTTGCATACTCGCTATTTTCTACCTCTACGATAGAGCCTTTACGAGCCTTTACGCCTACGCCTATAAATGTTTTAAGAGCCTTGTAAGACATAACTAAAACCTCCACTTAGTTACTTTGTAATCAGGAAATAGCAAGTCCCGCAATCTTTTGCTCGTCGATTACGCGAGCGTCAAATTCTACCCAGCCTACAACGCCTACGGCATGTTGAGCCGCGAAGAGTTCTCTAAGTACCTCAACGTGCATTTCCTCGCTAAACTTAGTAGCAAGTCCCGACATATCGCCGTAGTAAATAACTCTCTCGCCGCTTGCTACGTCCGGCATATTGTCTGTAACGTATACGGGCTTGCCAAGAAGTGTCTTACCAAAAGGCGCGGAAATATCGTCTTGCAAGAGATAGCGTCCTACGTCGTCTTTAAGCTCTCTAAGAGCGGTACGAGTAGCGGGAGACATAATCCAGATAGCGTTAGCTTGGTAAACGTCCTTTACCATTCCTTGAAGTTCAATAACGCCGTCGGCGGTAATGCCCGCAACCGTCTTGATGTTTGTAAGCTCGCTAAGTCCCTTAACCTTAGTAGTATCGCCCTCGCCAAGCAATTGCTTTTCAAGAAAACGTGCAATATCGTAAGCCATTCTCTTTACGATAAAGCCTACAACGTCGAATTCTACGTTGTTAATAAGGGTGCGGCTAATCTTTGTAAGAGCGCCCGCAAGGAAATAACCAAGCTCGATAGTTGTAAAGTTGCCCGTAGAGCTTGCCAAGTCGGTAAACTCGCTCGCATAAGCTACGGTAATTTGAGTAGAACTATCGGCGGGGTACTTAGGGATTTCCAACTTACCCTTTACGTTGTACTTCTCGGACTTGTCGAGAATAGGGCAAATATCGTAAACGAGTTCAACAATCTTCTTTGCGATTGTCTTAGGAATGATAGCGCCGTTGTTTGCGGGTGCAAGTTCTCCGGCTCTCTCGTTAACGATAACGCCTCTAACGTAGTTTTCAAATGCTCTTGTCTCAAGCTCCTCTACGTTATCCTTGCCCTTAGCGTCTCTTTGCTCGTCGCCGCATGCCGCCTCGTTAGCGTCTACTCTTGCCGCGTCAATCTCGCCGACAATACCGAGATACTCTTTGATTTTCTTAACGTCGTCCTTAATCTCGGCCAGCTCTTGCGCCTCCGCTTCCGTAAGCTCGCGCTTTTCGGCCTCGGCGGTGTTAACAAGTGTCTCGGCGCGAGTAATAAGATCGTTCATTTGCTCGGTCTTTGCCTTAACATTCTTAAACATTGTTTTTATACCTCCTTGTTAATTATTTTACCGAGCTTGTGCGCATAGCTTTAAGCTCGTTAACAATGTTTATATACTTAGAGTTATCAAAACTCTTAGTATCTTCTTTAGCCTCGGCGGGTTGTTCTTTATCCGCCTCGGGTTCTTCGCGCAGTTCGGTTTTAATTTCTTCTACTACCTCTTGCGCGGTCTCCTCGATAAGCTCTATATTATCCGGCGTTACATCTTCGCCCAAGTTAACAGGCTTTTCGCCGTCTCTTACGTTTACAAGCGTGCCAGCATACGCGGGGCTTTTTTCTCTATTCAAGATAGAGACTTCGACTAAATCTAAGTCTTTAACATTACGCAAGGGTAAGCCCGTCTCGCTATCTTGCATAATTTCGACTTCTCTATCCATAAAGCCAAAGCTCCAGCCTACAAGGTTGCCGCGCCTTGCGTCCTCGACTACCTCAGCCCGTGTAATCGTTGCGCTCGCGTGTAACCCTATTGCGTCCTCGTATAACTCAAGCTCGCCCGTGCCAGTACCGCCCAAGTCATAGTTAACGCCGTCGTGGTTAAGATATATCCTAACGTCCTTATTACGCTCAAGAGCGCGGCCGAAAACGCCCGCGCATATCTTCTCAACGAATTCACCAAAGCGGCTAAAAAGGGGCTTAGACTTGCGCTCTACGGCGTTAACGTAGCCCTCTATATGCACGCTATTAGCCCTTATCTGTATTTTCATTTTGCAAAGCCTCCTCTATTGTTACTTGCTCGCCAGTAGTCGAGCGCTCGGATCCGTTAAGGTCGTCTATAATAGACTCCTCCTCGATTGTCTTAATGTCGGTTTTAGAGTTGGTGTTAGGTACGAAAAAGGCGCCTTTATTTACGTCATAGAGTACGGAGCCTAAGCCAAAGTCAATAACGTCGCCGCCCTCTATTGCGGGCAAGTTCTCCATACGTCTACGCTCGTTAAGGGTTGTTAATTGAGCCTCTTTACCCAGTTTGTAAACCTCGTAGCGCTCCTTAATGCTTGCTTTGATAATCTCTTTAACGTCAAACTCGAAAAAGTATTTACCTTTTTCTTTTTCAAGTAATAAGTCGCGGTTTAAGGCCGTCTCAAGCGCTTTGATAATCGGATATATAGCAAACTTAAACGTGTTATTAAAGTCGTCGCTAATATGGAAGATGTCGTCTATTTGCTCTTTAAGGGTTTTAATAGACTCGTTTAATTGCATTTCGACGGACGTATTAGCCGCTTCTTTGAAGTCTAAGCCGTTATTAAGCACTACTACGGACTCGTTATTATTAGCGTAGAGATTACGCCAAGCGGCTTTTAATGCGTCTATCTCGGCTTGGCCTAACTTCTTATCGGACTTTAAAAACCCGCGCTTATTGCCGCCCGTCTTAACGAGTCCTAATTGATAAAGTTGTGTTTGGTATGCCGTCTCTAAAGCAGTTGATAGCTCTTGAATGATCGAAACGCCAAAAGCGCCCGTCTCGGTGTTACGGAGTAGCTTAATAAATTCGTAAGGCTTGTAGCGGTTCTTACCTACAAAGATAGTATAGTCCTTATAAATAGGCTCGTAGTTATACTCGACTACTACATAATCGTTTTGGACGTAGTAAAGCCCTACAACTTTATTAAGGTTCTTTTGAATATAGCAATAACCGCCGCTACTCAAGAAGTAATCATAAATAAGGGCTTTTTTAAGTTGAAAAGCGTCCAGCGTGTCGCCAGTATCGCAATTTAAAAGGCGGGTTCTATCGTCGCCCTCTACCTCCTCAACCTTGCCGCCCTTGTATCTAAAGAGCTTAACAGGCATAGACGCAATACAATTAGCGATAAAATCAATATTAGCGGCTACCGCCGGTATAGTTAAAACTTGTTTGCGGGATAGTTCGCCGCCTCTTATAAGCGTAGTTAACAAAACGTCGGTAGGCGATTGCTCGCCCTCGCGTTGTTCGGTCGGTTCGCTACGTCTTTTAAATAAATCAGTTAAAGCCACGTTAACCACTCCTTAGCGCTTTAAAAGTGATTTTCACTTGCTTTTCATTTTCATTTTCATTTGTTATATGAAAATGAAAAATACTTTTTCATTTAAAAGATATATTAAATTACTTGGATTGTAAACCCCTCCGAGCCTAGAAAATAGTCTTGTTGTAAGAGATAGCACGCGTTAATCGTGCTAACTACCATATCAATTTTGCCCGCGCTCTTTTTCTTATTTACATAAAGGTTTTTGTTAGTATCATAGGTGCAACGGCTATTTAAAAAGTTTATCTCGTATAAGGGGTTAGCCGTATAAGCAAACTCGCCGTTTAGTATTTTTTCTTTTAATAGCTTTGTAGGCGGGTGTAATACGCTTGAATGTTGCCTTATCTCTACGCAAGTAATATTAGCCGCCTCCAGCTTTTGAGCGGTGCTTAAAGCGTTCCAACGGTCATAGCCTACCGCTTGAATTTCTACGCCTAAGCGCTCGGGTAGGCTTAATATAAAGTCCTCGACTACTTTATAATCAATTACTTTAGAGCCGCACGCTATAACCTTGCCGCTCTTGAGCAAGGCCCTATAATCTACTCGCTCGCTTGCGGTCTTTTCGTCTATACGATCTTCGGGTATAAAGGCGTAAACGTCGGCCAAGATGTTATT